TTCGCCCACATCGACCCCAATGGTGTGGGTATTTTTTTGACTAAAATTCGCCGGACGTATTACGGCAATCAAAGCCCCTCGCATTCTAGATGTTGAGGGGTTTTTCTTTTCTTATTGGTGGTGGGCATGGACATAGTAGAAGCAAAACGGAATTTAGAAGTTCTGGAAAAGAACCGCAGCCGATTGATGAATTACAACCATCTGTATTCAAGCTATGCATTTAAAGAAATGTGCGGTGCTGAACTTCGCAAAGTAAATAAGCAGATCCACGGCATAGAAGAACAATTAAATGCGGAATCCAAAAAGACTCGCAGCAATCAGAAAATTGCCATGCATCCGATGCGGTAATCCCAATAGCCAGGCAGCTCATTCAAATAGTGCTAAGCATGGTAAGGGTAGGTCGATCAAAAGTTCAGATCAGTTCACTATTCCGCTATGCCATTCCTGTCATTTCCAGTTCGATACTTTCCAATTGGGTAATCGGGTAGAAAGTGAAGCAATGTTTGATCAGTGGTTGGTGAAGGTTGAGCGGATGTTGAGTATGGAAGATGGAGAGGTGTTTTGAAATGAAGAAAGGCGATATTGTTTGTTTTGAAGGTGGGCTGAATAAGAGCCTTTATAAGATTGAATTAAAGCCAAAAATTAAAAGTCGAATTCTTTATGTGACGATTTCGATTGATGGTAAGCGTAGAGAGATTATGGAGCAGTTCCTGCGTCTCGCCAAACCGGAAGAAATTGAAGCGAACCAAGCACTAGGTTAAGTGATTTATTGGAGCAGGAAATGCAAAAAGCCGTGTTTCCTATCCAGTCGCATGCTGACATTGATAAGGCAGTCAACTTCATAGATTCCAATTACGCTCAAGCGATTGAGAGTGGTAAGCCGTTAAGGGTGGTGATTGATCGGAAACAGGATGATAGATCAGCTGCACAGAATAGACTTTACTGGAAATGGATTGGTGAGATTAGAAAAAAGACTGGTCAGGATGAAGATTCACTGCATTACGAGTTCAAGAAGAAATTTCTGATTTATATCTATCGTCGGGATGACCAGCAGTTTGCTGAAATGTGTCATGCTATTGCCAAGGTGAAGCAATCTGAACCAGATGAGTATAAAGCTATCGGTGAACAGGTCATCAGGCTTTGCAGTACAACCAAGGCGACAGTGAAGCAGATGACTGAGTATTTGGGTTATGTGCATGACTTTGCTGTGACTCAGTTGCATGTGCATTTGACTGTGCCGGATGATTTGAAGTGGTGTTGGGGTGAGCTATAATTCATGGACAACTATATAGATGGAAGATGATATGGGTAGTGAAGCATATAGCACCGCAACGGCTATTGAATTAACAGGGAAAGACTTTGAGGGATGTATAGGTGCATTTAATACAATCACTCCAAGTGCGAAGCTCGAGGTTAGTGAGCTGGCAAATGGTCAAATTGGTGTTCAGAAATTCTGAGCGGCGCCCCAGTTAAAGGGTTAGCTTTTACCAAAGAAGAGATAGCTAAAACAAATACCGATAGAGAATATTTGAAAATAATGCTCACTAGAGTATTTGATGAGCTTCACTTTAATGAATAAGACCTCCTCCGGGAGGTTTTTTTAATGGCTGTAATTTGGAGAATGAATATTTATGGCAGGCCTGACAGATAAACAACAAAGGTTTGTCGATGAGTATTTGATAGACCTGAATGCTACGCAAGCTGCCATTCGTGCGGGTTATAGCGAGAAGACAGCCAAAGAGATTGGAAGCGAAAACCTCACAAAACCTAACATTGCAAAAGCAATTGAGGAAGCGCAAAACAAACGTGCTGAACAAACCCAAATCGATGCAGCCTATGTCTTAAGGCGTCTGGTTGAAATCGATCAGATGGATGTCTTAGACATCATGGACGATAAGTATTGCCTTAAGCCTATTGGCGAATGGCCCAAGATCTGGCGCCAGTACATTTCCAATATTGAGAACCTGGAAGAATTTGAAGGCTTTGGTGAGGATCGGACTCAGATTGGCTGGCTCAAAAAGATCAAGTGGCCGGATAAAACCAAGAACCTTGAATTACTTGGTAAGCATGTCTCTGTAGGTGCATTTAAAGACAAGGTGGAACATTCAGGAAAACTCGAGATTCAATCACTATCTGACCTGATGGATGAGCTAAGCAAAGAAGATTAATGGTGTTTAAATGAGCTTTACTATGATATAATTCATATTATAAACAAAAGGTTGTTGATAATATGAAAGTTGGCGAAGTTTATAAAATCACATGCAATAAAAATAATCTCGTTTATATTGGCAGCACAACAAGAGGTGTTAGGCAGCGATGGCTTGAGCATCTTCATTATCTTCGACATGGAACCCATAAAAGCAAAGCTATGCAGACATGTTTTATTGAACATGGTGAAGAGTCTTTTTCCTATGAAATATTAGAAAGCAATGTAGGTGAAGCATCTCTTTTGCTTAGGGAGCAATTCCATATCACTGAAAACAAATGCCGATTATTAAACTCAAAACCTTTTGCAGAGTCTTATGAGTGTGCTTGGAGGGTTTCTGTAGAAACAGGAGCAGCACAAACAAAAGAGGTTAGGGCAAAAAGAGCTCAATCAATTAGACAGTACTATTTGGTGAATGAGAGAAAGCCGTGGACGGAGCAACAAAGGGCAAGGCATGGCATTCGATTAACAGGTCGTAAAATGCCACCCGTAAGCGAAGAAACAAAAAGAAAAATTAGTGAAGCAAATAAAGGCAAGCCATGTTCACAAGAGGCAATAGCTAGTTCTGTGAAGACTAGAACAGCATTCATTGATGATGAGGTTGCCACTTGGGTAAAAATGAAAGATGAAGGCATGAGCTTTAGAGAAATAGAGCGAGTCACAGGCCGCACAAGAAAAGTTGTGGCAAGAGAATACAAGAGGTTTAAAGATGTTGAAAGAGGAGCACAAGCAACGTCTTAGAGACCAACATTTCCGTTTAAACAATCTCTACTACATCACCGACAAGAACGGCAAGCAAGTCAAGTTCAAGATGACACTTGAGCAGCTTGAGTACTTTGAAAATGAGTGGTCGAGAAACATTATCCTGAAAGCACGTCAGCTCGGTTTTACGACTGAGATGTGTATTATCCAGTTGGATGCCGCACTGTTCATGTCTGATAAGTGTGCTTTGATTGCACATACCTTGCATGATGCTAAACGCCTGTTTCGGGAAAAGGTCAAATACGCTTATGAGAAGCTGCCACATCCATTACGTGCAGCCAATCCATTAAGCATTGAAACCAAGGAGGAGCTTGTATTCTCCAAAGGTGGATCGGTCACAGTCAGTACATCATTCCGTGGTGGAACACTTAAGCGGTTACATATTTCTGAGTTTGGTAAGATCTGTGCCAAGTACCCGGATAAGGCCCGTGAGATTGTCACTGGTGCTTTTGAGGCGGTTGGCTTAGGTGGAAAGATCACCCTTGAATCTACTGCCGAAGGTAAGTCTGGTTATTTCTATGACTATTGCCAGACCGCTGAGAAGTTGCAACTGCAAGGTAGAACGCTTGGCATCCTGGACTGGAAGTTCTTTTTCTTCTCATGGTGGAAGAATCATGATTATGCCTTACCAGTTACAGCTGAGATTCCGCAGCGCCTAAAAGATTACTTTGCTGAACTAAAAGCCAAATACAACATCCATACCACGCCAGAGCAGCAGCAGTGGTACTGGCAGAAAGAGAAAACGCTTGGTGAAGATATTAAGCGTGAGTATCCATCTATTCCATCTGAGGCCTTTGCTCAGTCAGTAGAGGGCGCTTACTACAAGAAGCAGTTCAAATTCTTGTACGAGAATGGCCGTATTGGTGAATTGCCTGATAATTCTCATTTGGATGTGATGACCTTCTGGGATTTGGGTGTATCGGATTCTATGGTGATCTGGTTCATTCGTAAGATTGGTGATGACCATTATCAGGTGATTGATTACTACGAAAACTCAGGCGAAGGCATGCGTCATTACTTCAAGGTCTTGAAGGATCGCGGCTATACCTATTCAGCACATTATGCTCCACACGATATTCAAAACCGCTCATTGATGAACGATGGCAAATCTCGTCTTGATATTGCCAAAGAAGGTTATGAGATTGATGGGGTGAAATACTCTGTTCGGTTCCAGGTGGTTCCCAATATTGGAATCATGGACGGAATTGAATTAGCCCGTGAAATCCTGCCTCGATGTGAGTTTGATGAAACCAAGTGTGCAGAAGGTATTTCCCATTTGGAAAACTATCGCAAAGAGTGGGATGACAAAAAAGGCTGCTGGAAGGATAAGCCTTTGCATGACCACACTTCGCATGGTGCCGATGGATTTAGATATTTTGCTGTGGCGATGTCGAAGAAGATTCAACCAAAAACTATTTCATTAAGCACGGTGTACTAAATGGCAGTCAATTCAAAACATCCTAAATATACTGAATTTGAAGGCCGCTGGAAGGTCGTTCACGATCTATGTGATGGTGCAAATGCAGTGAAAAAGGCAGGTGTCTTATATCTGCCCGAAATCCGGGTGAGCAAAGATCAGAAAGAAAATGATTTGCGCAATCAGGCTTATCGTGATCGTGCTGTGCTGTATGAAATCACCAAAGATACCAAACAGGAATTAATCGGCATTGCCTTTTCAGAAGATCCAAACTTCGATCCTGATGGTATGGACTTCCTGAAATACAATGCTGATGGCACTGGCAAGTCTTATTACCACTTAATGCAAAGTGCTTTGGGTGGTTTGCTTGATGCTGGCCGTGGTGGATTATTTGTGGATTATCCGCAGACAGATGGTGCGACTTCGGTTGCTGAGGTGGAGCGTTTAGGTATTCTCCCGACCGTCGTGCATTACAAAACCTTAAGCATTATCAACTGGGGTGTGCGAAAAGTTGGTGCTCACTTTAAGACTGCTTTGGTAGTCCTTGCTGAGAAGGATTCTATTGTTGATCCGGATGATGAGTTCAGCTTAAAAGAGATTCAACTCTACCGGGTATTGCGACTGGACCAGAACGGTGAATATTGTGTTCAGATTTATTCTGATCGCACTGGCACCTTACAGGCTGATAGCGAACCCTATTATCCAACTGATGCAAATGGCGCCAAGTGGAAGGAGATACCATTTATCCCGCTTGGATCGGTGGCCAATGATTGGGAGATTGACAATATCCCGCTTGAGTCACTGGCATTGATGAATATTGCGCATTATCACAACTCGGCTGAGTATGAGAATAGTGTATTCCTTTGCGGTCAGATTCAACCGGTAATGACTGGCCTTGATACCGAGTGGCGCGACTGGTTGCAAGAGCATGGCGTGATGCTTGGCTCTACAACTCCTTTAATGCTTCCTACGGGTGCAACATTTGACTTTGCTCAGGCAGAGGAACAGATGATTGCCAAAGAGGCAATGGAAGCCAAAGAGAAGCACATGAAGGCTTTGGGTGCAAAACTACTTGAAGAAAATCAGGTGGTGAAAACTGCAACCGAATCCAATAATGAATCGATGGCGAAATATTCTGTGTTGTCGCTATGTGTGGCGAACCTCAACGAAGCCTCTGAAATTGTCTTGCGCTGGTGTGCTAAGTACTTTGGATCTGGTGACAAGGCCAAGTTCACAATTAAGCAGGACTTTGCTAAAGGCAAGCTTTCACTGGATGCATTGAAGTTCTATAACGAGCTGGTGCAGCAGGGCAAATTGAGCCGCGAAACCTTCCATGCAATCCGCACGACTGGAAAAGTCCCTGAGATTGATTTTGAGGAAGAAGAACAGCGGATCGAAGCTGAAACGGCCAGTGCTTTACCGGGTATGAACTATGAACGACCAAATAGCACAACGAGCAATACTTAATGCTTTAAGTCAACATTCAGCTTATAGCTATCGAGCATCGACCCAAGCTGTAAATGAAGTTTTAAGCCGATTTTACGGTCTGTCTAATAGGATGGTGTCAGAATTAAGGGAGTTGCTTGAAAACCTGTCTGATGCTGAAAAAACAGCATTAGCGAGTGGTCAGTACACAACTGATCAATTGAAAGAGATTCGCACCTTACTGAATGACCGGTTTAAAGAGATTTCAGTTGAGATACCAGAAACCTTTCATCAATCAGCGGTTAGCATGGCGGTGTATGAAGCATCGTATGTCAGTCAATTGATGACAGGTGCAGCAGCTTCGGTCAGCGGTGAGCAGCTTTATAAAAAAGCAAAGTCTACTCCATTAGCAGGCGGTCAGCTCATCAATGAAATGTTTGGCTTTGTACTGGATAAGGCTCGAAAGCAGGTTGAATATGCGATCCGTGATGGAATCAACCAAGGCCAGACCAATCAGGAGATTATTACCCGCATTTGTGGCAAGCGAACCAAGGTAGGCAATCAATACGCTTATGTCGGTGGTATCTGGGATGCGACCAAGGTTGAGATTGAGCGAACTGTTCGGACTGCACGAAGCCATGTGGCGAATATTGCTTATGATGATACTTGGAAAGCTTTAGGTTTTACTCATGTGAAATTCGTCAGTACTTTGGATGGTCGCACCTCCAAGCAATGCGCCTCACTGGATGCCAATGTATACGACATCAATAAAGCTTATCCAAAACCACCACTTCACTATAACTGCCGGTCTGTATTAGTCGGCTGTGATGAAGACGGTGAGATTGCAGGCAAACGTCCTTTTGTGATGGATGAACGCAAGGTTAAGGATATTCCGAAAGACCAACGCGATGGCATTATTGGTCAGTTAGATGCAAATACATCGTTTAAGAAGTTTTTCGACCAGACTGATGAGTTTTTTCAGAAAGAATGGCTCGGCCCAGCACGCTATAAGCTCTATAAAGAAGGCAATTACAGCATCGATAAGTTTGTTGATCCTCAAGGCGCTATGTACACGCTGGATGAGTTGAAGGCGCTGGATGCTAAGACGTTTAAGGAGTTGGGGCTATGAGAGTAACTGTTGACGACCTAACAGATGATCCTGAGCTTCAGCGCAAGTTTCAAGGTGTGCGTGTTCTGGTGGATGGTATTCAGCATAATCATGTGATTGTGGTTGATCAAGAGCAAGGTTATATCGAAAAACACAAGCAAAATGCAGATGGTAGTTTTGCTTTAAATAAGAAAAGAGATGAAATCTTGACTGAGATTATTAAAGGCAAGGTTGAGTTTATGTTTCGGGAGCAATCATGACCACACCAGAACAGCAAATCATTTATAACCTAATTTTGAAGGCTTGGACAAAGCCTAGATAAACCAAATCCAAACCTAGACCCAAACGGGTCTTTTTTTATGCCCGCAGTTTGTGACTGCACAATCGCTCGGAGAGCAAAATGCTGAAGTATGAATTAGAAAATCTCGATGGTGTCGAGGAATCTGTCAAATCACTCTATGAAGAAAAAGACGGTAAATACGTCCTGAAAATCGAAGGTATTCCACAACCTCAAAACGATGATGGCCTACGCAAAAAGGTTGATGAACTGCTTGCTGAAAAGAAAGCAGAACAACAGAAGCGTAAAGAAGCTGAAGAACAAGCTCGTAAAGAGGCTGAAGAAAATGCCCGTAAGAACGGCAATATCGAAGCCTTGGAAAAGTCATGGGGTGAAAAATTCACAGCACGCGAAACCGAGCTGTTAAACGAAAAACAGGCACTCGAAGCACAGGTCTACAAATTAACAGTCGGAAGTAAGGCAACTGAGCTGGCAGCGAAACTTGCTGTACCGGGTAGTGATTCAGTTTTACTTCCACATATTAGCAATCGTCTACAGGTTGAAACTGTAGATGGTGAAATCAAAATCCGTGTTCTTGATTTGCAGGGCAAGCCAAGCGCATTGAGCATTGAAGATTTAGAAAAAGAATTTCGTGCGAATGAGGCATTCAAGCCTTTGATTCGTGCGTCAAACGCATCAGGAAGTGGGGCTTCTGGTGGTCAAGGTGGCGGTGCTACTAAAAAACCAAGCGAAATGACAACTGCCGAGCGTCAAGAGTGGCAATTACGCGACCCATCAGGGTTTAAGGCTGCTTTAGACAATGGCGAATTTAATAAATAATTTGGAGTATTAATCTTATGGCATCAGTTCGCCTTACAGATATTTATAACCGCGACCTTTTGGCAAGCTACATTGATCGCGATTCCCTTGAAAAAACCGCATTTGCTGATTCGGGTGTATTGGTCACCAATAACGAATTTAGCCAATTGTTGAATGCACGCACTGCGATTCAGGAAGTTCCGTACTGGAATGATCTGGATGCATCTATCGAACCAAACTACAGCAACGATAACCCAGCTGATAAAGCCGTTCCATTGGCGCTGAATACTGGTGTGATGAAAGCCCGTATTGCTCACCTGAACGAAGGCTGGGCAGCTGCAAACCTTGTGAAGGAATTAACTGCACAAGATCCACTTGCAGCAGTAGGTCGCAAATTGAACCGTTACTGGCAGCGTCAAGTGCAACGTCGTCTGATTGCATCCGTTTTGGGTGTGTATGCTGATAACGTAGCCAATCACGCAAGTGACATGGTGGTATCCGATACGGTTGGTGGTCTTGATGCTGACATCATCATTGATGCTGGTGCAACCATGGGTGATAGCGATGAGGGCTTAGGCGCTCTGGTGGTTCACTCTAAAAAGTATGCCGACCTTCAGAAGCAAAACCTGATTGAGTTTGTTGAGCATTCGGATGCCAAAACCCAGATAGCTACTTACCAAGGCAAGCGTCTGATTAAAGATGACGGCATGCCGATGATTTCAGGCCAATATCTTTCAATCTTGCTGGGTGCTGGCGCAATTGGCTATGGCTTTGGTCAGCCAGACAATGCACAAACTGTTTCGTATAAAGATGAAGAAGCAAACGGTGGCGGTGTTGAAACAATCTGGTCTCGTCGTAAAACATTCATTCACCCGCTTGGCTACAGCTTCACTAGCGCAACCATCACGGGTAATGGCACGGAAAATCCGGCAGTCTCTGCATCATGGGCTGACCTTGCTCTGGCTGCAAACTGGACGCGTGTCTATGACCGCAAAGCTATTCCACTGGCATTCATTCTAACCAAGTAAGGAGCTAAACATGGCTATTGGTAAAGGCGAAAAGAAAACCCGCTGGGAAGATGTAGTTGCTGGATTTAAAGTTCAGCAACCTAAAAAAGCTTCAGGTAAAGCATCTGGATCATCTGTAGGTTCAAGCACACCACCCAAAGATGATGATGCTGGTAAGAATGGCGGTGGCACTGAAGGTGCTGCAGGAAATCAAACAACCAAGGAATAACTATGAATTACGTCACTATCGATTCAGTCACTCAAAGCCTTGGCCCAGATTGGGCTGGATCGGGTGACGCTAATCTCGCAGTTACTCAAGCGAATGCTTGGCTTCGTGCCAAGCCTTTGCGTCAATTTGAAGTAATCCCGGAAGATGTATTACTTGCAGGGGCTTATGCTGCACAGTTGGCCGCTAAAGGTGAGCTTTACAAAGACCGTGCGGATGGTGTGGTGAAATCCGAACGTGTCAAAGCGGATACCGTAGAGGTTCAGACAGAGTATGTGGCAGGCATGGAGCAGGGCAAAAGCTCGACGATGTTATTCATTGAAGACTTGGTTGCTCCCTATATGTCCAAAGGCTTTGCAATTAATACATTTGTGGTGAAGTAATGAAAGATAAAATCCAAGCCAAGGTTGCGCAAGCATTCAGTACAAAATTGGCCGATGCTGTCGATACCTTCACCTGCGAAAAACTGATTTATTCGGGTGAGTTTGATTTTGAAACGCAGACTTATCCAGTTATAGGGAATGAGTCATATTCAGGGCGTGGCGTCCTGTTTGGCTCGTACCTGAAAGATATGGTCAAACCGGCTGATTATCAGGTGACAGACTCTAAAGCTATTGTGCTGCAGAATGAAGTTACTGCAGCACCTCAGATTGGTGATGTTTGGGTTACCAGTAGAGGTGGCTTTAAGGTGGTGAATATTGGAGCAGATCCAGTAGCAGCGACCTACACAATTCAATTAAGAAAGGTGGGCACATGATCAGCAACAACTATGTACCGGAATGGCATATCTCACCTTTTGAGCACTCGAAATACACTTTAGTCCGCAATCAAGATCAATTCGATCTGTTATTCGATGATATGGACGACACACAAGAGTTCATGCATTTAGGTGCGGGTGCTCAGGTCGATTATTACGATGGTGGCAAGCATTGCATTGTTCAGTTGGGCGATTGCAGTGAAAGAACATTGATTGAGGTACACGGGCTTTTGCTGCATGAGGCGGTGCATATTTGGCAGCGAATTAAAAAGCTGATGGGTGAGAAAAAGCCTAGCACCGAATTTGAAGCTTATTCAATACAGCGGATTGCTCAGGATCTCTTTGCAATGTTTCAGGAGAGTGAGACTGATGGGTTGGAAAAACAAACCGACTAATTTTGCAATCGAAGTTCTTAAAGATGCAGATGACCACCTTAAAAAGATCGTAGGCGAAACGCTGCAACAAGTCGTTGTACGTTCACCAGTGCAAGATGGTGAGTTTCGGGCATCACATAAAGTCACGCTTGATTCACCTCAAAACACTTACGAAAAAGGCTATGACTTATCAGGCAATGAAACGCTACGTGAAGGACTGCAAATAGCATCTACAGCGAAAATAGGCGGTCTTGTGTATATCCAGACATTGAGTCCATACGGCACACGGTTAGAAAACGGTTGGAGTCAGCAAGCGCCCAATGGTGTTTACGCGCTTTCATTCCGATATGTTTGTGAGAAATACAGATGATGACCAATACCCAAGCTTTACAAGCGATTCTTGCGCGTGTTGGCACATTCACTGGCATGCCTAAAGCGAATATTCAATTGGCGAATAATCCTCTTGTAGGAGGTAAGCCATATGAACCCCCGGCTGGGCAGATCTGGGCAAAAGTCACAGTGAAGAATGCCGGAACTTTTATTTCTAGTATTGGCGATCAGCCTTGTACTCGTACACCTGGTATTGTGTTTATCCAGTTATTTGCACCACTTCACTCTGGAACGCTGGAATTATCCAAACTTGCTGATAAGTGGGCTGAACATATGCAGTTCTATAAGGCGGGTGGTTTGGAGATGCTTCAAGCTGATATTCTGGATGCAGGGCATTCAACCGATGCAAGAGATTCAGCCATGAGCTTTTATCAGTATAATGTGAATGTGTCTTACCGGATAAATTGAGATGAACGAATACCAAAAGATGCTTCATGAAATCGAAGCAAAGAAACAACAATTGGAACAGCGTATTGCGGCAGCGGTTCAGGCCGAATTATCTCAGTGGCAGCAGGAAAACAGCCTACCGATTCGTGAGATTTATATTGATCTGCAGGATGTTTCTGCGATGGGTGAACCCAAACAGTATGAGGTTACAGGCGCCTCAGTTGATATAGATTTCAAGCCATAAAAATATGCACCTTCGGGTGCTTTTTTAATATCCAAATTTATCGCCACCGAAAGGTGGTTTTTTTATGCCTAAAAATTAGGAGTATTAAGCCATGTCGAGTGGTGCAAAAATTCGCCTCTACTATGCAGCAGAGGAAACGCCGGAAGTATTGCCAGCCGTACCGGTCTGGAAAACAGTTCGTCGGGTCTCAGATGGTCTGTCTGAATCAGTAACCACAGAAACCTCAGCCAGTGTTTCAGATACTCGCTTCCGTCAAGGTGGTATGGCGACTGAGGCAGAAATTACCGGTTCACTTGAAGTTGAATTATCTGTTGGCCTATTTGATGACTTCTGGTCAGCCGTGGCCATGAACGAGTGGGCAGGTGATGTTCTTCAATTTGGCGGTGATGTTCGTAAAACATTTACCTTTGTGAAATTTCACTCTGATATTGGTCAGGTCTTTATTTACCGTGGTGTACGCATTGGTGAGGCATCAATGTCTATTGCGACAACCGGCAAAATCACAGCAACCTTTGGCCTTGTCGGTACTGACTTTGAGCGCACTACAGTAAATCCAGTTGTTACACCAATTCCTGTTCCTGAAGCCGTTATGGTTTCTGCATTGAATGTTGGTGATTTGACCGTAAATGGGCAGGGCATTGTCGGTACTGCCTGCATGCAGTCGCTTGAACTGAATATCTCCAACAACCTGGAAGCAATCCGCTGTATCGGCAATCAGAAGCTTTCAGCGCAAACCTATCTGGAAAAGATGGTAGATATCACACTGAGCAGCCAATTTATTTTTGGTGCTCAAGCTGCGGAATACGTGGACTATGTGAAATCGCGTGACACCATGCCACTAGAATTCTCTATCGAAGATGGCAAGGGTAATGGTTATGCATTTGAGTTCCCGGAACTGGAAGTATCTGAAGCTAATCACCCGGATGGTGGTGGTGAAGACACTATTATGCTTGATGTGAGTTTTAACCATATCAACGTATCACCAACTATTACACGCATTATCGCACCCTAACATCAGACCGCCTTCGGGCGGTTTTCTTCTGGAAGATCAAACATGGCTTTAAAAGTAGCAATTCAACAAAGTAAAGAAGTCGCACTTTGGAAAGAATATAAAGATGGCGAAGGGAATGTATTGGCCGAGTTCAAGATTCGCGGCTCTGATTACAAGGCCTACCGAGTGGCGGTTGAGCGTGCACAGAATCAGTTGTCATCGAAAGGTTATGATGTGGCGACTGCCGGTAGTGATGACAAGCTCTATCATGAGCTACTGCTTGAAGCTGCTGCATGTCACCTGGTGGCTGAATGGAAAGGCGTTATCTTTGTTGAAAATGGCAAAGAGTTTGAGCCGGAATGTTCACCTGAGAATGCAACCAAGCTCTTCAATATGGGTGATATCGGTGTGGCAATCTGGGCCTTTGTAAAAGCACAGGCTGACCAGATCCAGGCTGAAGCAAATGCTTATCGAGATGAAGTCTTGGGGAAGTCCGAGAGCTCTACACCTACCTCAACCGATACGCCGGACTCAGCGAGCACGAAATAAAACAGCGTGAAGCATTGGGTATTAAGTTGCCCGATCCACCTGCATACTCGTACACAGCCAATGCTTTAATCGAAGCTTACAACACTATTGCCCGGTCACGTCGGTATGAGCAAGGTACACCATTGGCATTAAGCATTGCCGATCTAAATGCATACTGTGAGCAGTATGAGTTGCCAGTAGAGCGTTATATTTTTAATGCAGTCATCTTTGATCTGGATAACCGGTTTATTGATGAGGCGTATAAGAAGATGAGTAAGAAATCAGCTTAGGTTGGTTTCTTTTTACTTTTGAATATAGTGGAATCTGTAAATGCATTTGTAAAAAATGAGCGTTCTGCATAAAATGCATACAAGTTTTCTTTCTAAGTACTCTTATGACTGCTCCTCAGCCCAAAAGTAAACTAGATGAAGTTTCTGAGGTTATTTATAGTGACCCGGATAATACCTTTTTGTCTGAGTTTCAAGCGACGCGATTAGAGAGAATGACCAAGGAAGCAGAATCGTTAAACTTCCTGCGTGCAAAGAAGCAAAGAATGTTGATTTATTATCAGTCTGGACAATATTCTAAAGCCAAAGAAGAGTTAAAATCTTTAGTTCCATATATTCCGGGAAATGGTAAGTTGTATATAACTCTTGCTGGCATGGCTGTACGAATAGGTGCCTTTGCAGAGCTTTGTAAAATGTCGTCGAAGTTGGATGCGGAAGCAATTCTTGGTTTGCCAAAAGAATACCGCGTACCAGTTCTTTCAACCCTGAGCACTTCTTTTGTTTTTACTGGAAATTTTAGGGAGAGAGTAATGGATTTGGGCCGTATAATTGCAGATTTAAGGACTGATGAAGAAAATTTTAAGGGTGTAGATGTAGATTTCTTGCGAGATAAAATGGAACATTTCTCAAATACCTATTCAGCATTAGATATTAATAGCGCAAGGGTTAGACTGTTAGCTGACACCGTTGAAGAATTTATAGCAAAAAATAAAATTCGAGTACTTGGTCTGTCAACTTCACTACCTGATGGCGAATTCTTAATAGATTTGGGTATAAATAAACCTGTAGAAGAAATTATTCAATTTAATAATGGATTATTTGATCTAGTATTTGAACGCGATATTGTTGAGGAGTTTAATGCTTTTTCTATTAATTTTTCACCGATTAATGAGGAGCAATTGAAAGATGTCCTCGTGTGAAATTTTAGATTTAGCAAAAAGGCTGTTTTATGAGGTTGAGCAAAATGATTTCCCCATGTTAAGAAATGTTATAGGTAGAGCTTATTACTCAGCCTTTCATAAAACTCAGGAAATTGCGGTAAACAAATATTCTTGGCCCGAAAAAACCAATATAAAAGGCGGGATGCATGAGAAATTGTATAGTCGCCTTGATAACCATGATTTAACAGATTTTGAGAAGCGCAAAACTGTCGCTCAAATTAAAAGTGATTTGATTCGCCTAAAAAAGAAAAGAGTGAATGCTGATTACTATTTAAATATTTCAGTTACTAAATTGGATGCAGATTATTGCATACGCACTGCCGAGCAAGTTAATGAAAGATTAGATAGAATCTAATCAAAACCATCCTTCGGGATGGTTTTTTCATTCTGGAATTAGTATCTTGTTCCAATAACAAATATTGGGGTGGGGTATGGGTAAATTTGTTTTGTTAGTTGTGGGGTTCATTGGTTTAAGTGCTTCAGCCCAAGAAATCTACACCTTAAAAACTTCAGATAGCAGCACTCTACTTACAGCAAAAGAGCCTACTGAAGAAAAGTATGGAAAATTTACAGTTGAGAAAAAAACATATTATCCAGAATGGTCTCCATTAGACTGGAATTATGCTTGCTCAAAAGACAAGTTTGATGGAAAAAAGAGCTGCTCACTAAACAAATCGCATAGTGATGTAATGGTTAGCATTTTTGATGGGCAGCACAGTGTATATGTTGGGCGAAACCATTACCCAGGATCAAAGAGCGCCATTAAAATTGATGGGAATACGCCTATATATGGGCATGAAGGTTCAAGCGATACGCCCAAAAAAGTAATTGAGCAAATGAAAAAAGGAAAGGTTGCTTACACTAGGTATAGGGAGTGGCCATATGATTACAATCAGGATGGTGAAGTTGACCTTACAGGGTTTGCCGAGAAATACAATGAAATGCTAGAGAAGTATAGAGAACTCTAGAAAAACACCACTTAAAGCCTCGCGAAAGCGAGGTTTTTTATTGCCTACAGGAAAGTGAAATGACTCAAGAATCTCGTCTGGTCATCGTGATTGACTCAAAAAATGCTGAACGTAATGCGCGTGCAGTCGCGAGCGAGCTAGAAAACCTTACCAAAAAAGGTGATCAGGCTGAAACCCAGATGACAGCAATGGGCGCTTCAATCAAAAGCCTTGTAGGATATATGGGCGGTATTCTAACCATTAATAAAGCGATAGCTATGGCTGATGGCTATACACAGATGGCTGCACGTATTCGTAATGCAACTGCAAGTGCTGAAGAATACACAATGGTGCAGGATCGCTTACTTGATACAGCCAATACGACTTATCGCCAACTAGGCGAGGCTCAAGAAGTTTACTTAAGTATGGCTGGCGGCATGAAGTCACTAGGATATCAAACCAAAGAAACCCTAGACTTAACCGACTCACTTTCTTTTAGCTTCACTCATAATGCGACACGAGTAGATCAAGCACAGTCAGCGATGGATGCATTAAGCAAATCTATGGCTAAGGGCAAGATTGATGGTGATGCTTGGATTTCAATTGTTACCGGTGCGGACAATATTATTGCTGATATGGCAAAAACCACAGGTCAAACAGAAGCCGAGATTCGTCGCCTGGGAGCAGAAGGCAAGGCATCGCTAGACGACCTCATTAAAACACTGATTGCTACTCGTGATGAAAATGAAAAACTTGCCAATAGCATGGAAAACAGTCTGGCAGATGGCTTTACCAAGTTATCCAATGAAGTGACTGTTTATCTAGGTAAGGCTAATGAGGCAACTAGTGCCACAGGAATGCTGGCAGGCGGTCTAAGTAGTTTGGCAGACAACCTAGACTTGGTTGCAAATACTGGTGCAGCACTGGGTTTGGGATATGTGACTACAGCATTGCTGACTAAAGGCGCTGCTGTTAAACAAAGTCTTGTTGATTCAGCGGCTCGTCGTGTGGCTGATCAGGCTGAAATCCAATCGCAAGTACAGTTGGCTGCTGTTGAGGTTCAGCGTACACGTCAGATTACCGCTTTAGCTGCTCAAGAGGTGCATCTAGCAAGACTGGAGCTAAATTCTGCTACCACCCGAGATGCACGTGCAGCAGCAACAATGCGCCTGACTCAAGCAGAAGTAGCTCTTAATATTGCAACCAAAAACACTACGACTGCTACAGCCGCTTATAGCGCCGCTCAAGCTGCAGCCACAACAACGTCACTAACATTGGCTAGCGCTGCAAGATCAGCCTTAGCTTTTATGACAGGACCAGTTGGTCTCGGTATTACGGTGGCAACGGTTGCAGCCGGATACTTACTGCTGGGCGACAATTCAGAAAAGACCACGGTTTCATTGCGTGAAAACAATGAGGCAGTAAATGATGCTATTCAAAAATACCGCGAGCTAGATGATGTTCAAAAGCGCGGGCAACAGGCAGCTGAGAAGGCAAAGTTATCTGAACTAGCTGAGGGCTATAAGGAATTAACAACCAACTTAAATACCAATGCATACGCCTTGAGTCGACACAATGATTTCACTCGGGAGCAATCTCGTGAGGTAAATGCATTAATTGCTGAATTTAAGAAAACGGGTGATTTAGATAAGTTTTCTGCGGCGATCAATAAGCTTTCTTTTGTAAGTCAAGACTCTAAAGATAAGTTTAATGCTTTGGCTGGGCAGGTTCGCACCTCTGGAAATGAATATAAAAACCAGAAGCAATTTGTTGATGCAATGACGAACTCCCTAAACCAAAATGCTGCTGCAGGGGATAATGCAGCAAGAGGGATTAGAAATGCAGCTGAGGCGGTAGCAGAATACACAGGTAAATTGAAATCCCAGCAATGGGATTTGGAGTTTACTAATGCGCTTGTTCAAAAACATGGGAAGTCAGCGCAGGAAGCAGATTTGCTTTTGCAGGCTTACCGTGAAAATGAAAAAAAAGGCATCAAAGGTGTAACAGCTGAACAAAAGAAAATTATTAGCAACATTGAGGCTCAAAGGCGTTCAGCTGATGCTTATAACAAGGCCCAGGCAGATGCACTGGCAAGGCAGAAAAAAGCTGCCAAAGAAACCACATCTCAATCTCAGAAAGACAAAAAAGAGGCCGAAAGACTAGCTAAAGAGCAATTCGATTTACGGGAACAGATTGTTTATGAAAGTGCTCACAGAGAAAAGCAAATTGAATTAGATCTTGCAAGGGAAATTGCTGAAATTCGTAAAGCTAAATTTAACCCAGAAGATACAGCTGGACTTATTGGCAATGCTGAGGCACGTGCTGGCTATGAAAAGGAGTTATACACCGAGCAACTTAAATATCAACTGAATGAATGGCAGTGGACGGAAGAGGAAAAGCTAGATCAGCGTGTCAAAATTAATCGGCTATTAATCCTGTCTAGTCGAGAGCTGACTGACACAAACAAGCAATACAGCTTGGATTCAATGGTTGATCAAAGTAATCACGAACTCGCTCTAATTAAGCTTTCACAAGAAACCCGCCTCTTTCAAATGCGTGAAGCTCTCATGTCCGAAACTGCAGCCATGCAAGAACGGTATCGCCTGGAGCGTGAGCAGATTCTTCTAAACTCAAAGTTAAGCCAAGAGCAAAAACTGCGTGAAATTGCCTTAAGTAAAGCCTTGCAAGAGGAAGAAAATCGCAGACGTTTAAATAACGCTGTACAAGCTTGGGGTAGCATCCAAGCTGAAATGAACGGCACTGGTGATCAATATCGCTTAGAGCAAGAGCGATTTAGTCGATATGACGCATCTCAGGACGTGTTTGATGCACAAATGAGTCAGGTAGATCAGGCTGCTCAAGATCCTAATGCCAACATGCAGGAACTTGCAGCGCAGCGCGAAGCGATTTGGAAAGAGCATCATGATCGGATGGTGGCTATTGAGTCGGATTATCAGGCTTCGTCTTATAGTCTTCAACTTGGTTATGGCCAACAAGTAACAGGTGCGCTTTCAGGGATGTTTGGTGCGATGCTTGGTGAATCTTCATCAGCATATCGTGCTTTATATGCAGCACAACAGTCATTCGCTCTTGCTCAGGCAGGCATGAACGTCTGGAAGTCTGCATCAGATGCTTATGCAAATGAACCGGGTACTGTATGGCAAAAGATTGGTGCCGCAGCAAAAGCAACGCTGGATCAAGGCACATTTGTAGCAATGATTCAAGCAGCCACTCCTAAAGGCTTCGCTAACGGTGGCTACACAGGTCACGGTGGCAAGTACGATCCTGCTGGCATTGTCCATAAGGGAGAAGGTGTTTTAACCCAAGAGGAAGTTAAGGCTCTAGGCGGTCCACAAGGTTTTGAGGATTTGCGAAAGTCGATTCGTCGAGGTTATGCAACGGGTGGACTGGTTGCAGATACTCACCGTGTTGGTATGGGGGCTGTGAGTGCGATTAATTCGGGTGGGGGCAGTAAGACTTCTAGTTCTGGCGGGGATGTTTATTACACACAAACCATTCATATTGCGTCTGATGGATCTGCAACCAGTGAATCTGATGCAAAGCAATTAGGGAAAATGATGGAAAATATGACTCTGGCTGTAATTCGCAGAGAGCAACGGCAGGGAGGTTTACTTTCTAAATGAGCAATCAAAAATTCACCTGGTGTAATGATCTAGATGGAAACTCCCAAACTTCAAGCTTTAAAGTCCTTCAATCCAGTTTTGGCGATGGATACACACAGCGAACGAGTGTGGGGATTAACAATCGGTCATCCACTTGGGCATATAAAAAGACTGGCAAGAAGGCTTTGATTTTAGAGATCAAGGCCTTTTTTGATGCACATAAGGGTGCTGATTCCTTCCTCTGGGATTCACCTTTGGATGGTGAGGTTCGTGTGGTGGCAGGGGATTATATGCCGGTCAGTTTAGGTGGTGGTATCTGGTCAATCTCCACCACATTCACCCAAGATTTTAAACCTTAACTTCAATCAACTTTATGCCCTCAATCGAGGGCTTTTTTGTGGGCGTAAATTATGGCTAAGCAACTCATTACAATCGGAACGCCGGGCGCAGGTGGTGGCGAACCAGCTCACGCGGCATTTAAGAAAATTAATGACAACACGAATGACGTCTATAGTTTTTTAGGTGCTGACGGATCAGGAGTTTTAACAGCCGAGGGTGCTCGTGAAGCTTTGAATACTTACTCCAAAGGTGAGGTGGAGAATCTTGTTGGAAATTCAGGGTTTGCATCTTTAGAGACCAATACCTTTACCGGCTTGCAGAAAATGCAAGGGGGTGCGGAAGTTAGTGGGAATTTTAAAGTTAATGGTATAGCCCCGTTTGGGGTTGGTCACCGCTACCAATCTTCCTCCGCACTAGGTGGGCGACATAAAGATACTACTTATAAAAATACATCAGGAAGTTTGCTTCATATTGCTGTACAGCAAGATAGAACGGATGGAGCAGGACTTTCAGCAACAGTAGACAATCAATATATTACAGATACAGCAGATCGAGCGTATGCTTTCATGCATTTTTTCGTTCCACCTGAAGCAGAATATAAAGTATCGGGTACGGGGATTATTTTAAGATGGTTTGAGTTCACAATAGCTTAAGGTACACACTATGAATTATTTTAAAGATGAATTGGGTGAAGTATATGCTTACTCTGATGATCAATTGGAATTAGTTAGAGATGGCTTAATTGCTATGACTGAGGAAGAAATTGACCGTCATATTAATCCTCAAGCGTATCTCACTGACAAAGAAAAGCTGGAACTAGAAACCAATTCTTTACCGGCACTATCAGCAAAAGACTTCCGACACATGCTTGATCGTGCTGGCTTACGTGATGATATTGAATTACTCATTACGCAAATTGAAGATCCACAGGTTAAACGTGCGATTCAGAATGAGTATGAGTATGCACAGTTCTTTGAACGCACCCATCCAGCAGTTCTTTATATGATCAAGCTGCTTGAGCTGGACGATGAGCGAGTAAATACAGAATGGAAAACACCTATTTCTTTAGATCAGGTATTGCCCGGGGTTGAATAAATATGACACTAAACAGCGACCTTCAAAAACTCTACGTTGACAGCCTTGTTACTTTGTATGAATTAGATGCTAGTGCCTTGGGCGCTGGCATTTTACGTTTTCACGGGCATCAACAAGCTGAAAATATCATCTGGCAAGGCGAAACTTTCGAGCCAATGGCGCTTGAAGTTTCAGGTTTGGAAATGCGTTCTGATGGGAAGGCCTCAGCACCCACTTTAAGCATGAGCAACAATATTGGTGGGCTGCAAGGTGCTGTATCAGCTTACTGCTTGCAGTTTGGTGACTTTGCGGGGGCAAAACTTAAAGTCATCACTACTTTAGCCAAATATCTTGATGGTCAGCCAACTGCATCAAATGAAGCTAAAGAGCAGCTTTGGTACATCGAACAAAAGACCTCTGAAAATGCAAATGCTGTGACTTTTGAACTTTCAAACCCGATTGATTTCGAAGGCTTGAAGATACCAGTCCGGCAGATTTCCAATTATTGCCATTGGTGCGCAATGGGCGATTATCGTGGCGAAGAATGTCAGTACACAGGTGCAGCCATGTTTACCGATAAAGACGAGCCAACAGACAATCCTGCGCTAGATCGTTGCTCTGGCCGACTGTCTTCATGCCGTATTCGCAACAACGAAATCCGCTTTGGTGGTTTTCCAGCGTCGAGTTTAATGTGATGGAATTAACCGAAATGTTGAAAGCAGGCATTCTTGCACATGCTGAAGAGTGCTTCCCGCTTGAATGCTGCGGGGTAATTATTGATGACTATTATGTGCCATGCCGTAATATTTCCTCACATCAAGATCAGTTTGAAATCCATCATGAAGACTTAGCTGAGGCTGAGGACTTGGGAGAAATCCAAGCCTATGTGCATTCACATCCAAATGCTTCAGCTCGCGCATCTGAAATGGATCTAATTCAGATTGAGATACATGAAAAACCTTGGGTGATCTGCGCTTATCCTGATATTGAATTTCAGGTGTATGAGCCATGTGGATATAGAGCGCCTTTGGTCGGGCGTAATTATATTCATGGTGTCCAGGATTGCTATTCGATTGTTCGTGATTTCTATGATCGTGAGCTTGGCATCAAATTAATTGATTTCGAGCGCCAGGATCGCTGGTGGGAGTCCAAAGAAAACAAGTCACTTTATCTGGATGGTTTTGGTGAAGCTGGCTTTGTTGAAGTGGATCAACCGCAATATGGTGATGTGCTGTTATGCCGAGTCGGACGCACCGAGCATGTCAATCACGCAGTAATCTGGCTAGGTGATAATGGCATGCTGAAATCTGAGCAGACAGAACCATGCATTGGGTCAGCACTTATTTTACATCATCCGTATGGCCGAAAATCTGTACGTGAAATCTTTGGTCCACAGTGGAAGGAACGAGTAGCAAAGGTGGTTCGATATGCTCAAAACAATTAAGTTATACGGCATCCTAGCCAAGAAGTTCGGCAAAGAGTTTCGGCTCGATGTAGAGAATACTCGTGAAGCCATGCGAGCTTTATGTGTGCAGGTGCCGGGCTTTGAACACTTCATGCTGCATGCACATGAGCAAGGTTTAGAGTTTGCAGTTTTTCAGGATAAGCAAAATATCTCTGAAACCGAACTCGACATGAGCACCAGTGCAAAAGTCATCAAGGTTGTACCTAAAGTGAAAGGTGCAGGTGGTGCGGTTCAAACCATCCTTGGTGCTGTACTGGTGGTTGTGGGTATTGTTGTGACTGGTATGTCCTTTGGTTCGGCGGGTGCGGTTGGTGCTGCATTAATTGGTGCTGGTGTGGGTATGATGGTGGGAGGTATCGCTCAAATGCTGATGCCCAAGATTGAAAATCAAGACCAGAATCAAGACGGAAACAAAGCCAATAAAGGCTTTGGTGGTGCGGTTACAACCATTGCACAAGGCAATCCGGTGCCAGTGCTTTACGGGCAGCGTGAAGTTGGCGGCTTTATCGCAAGTGCTGGGCAATATCCAGAAGATTTGATGTAAATAACAGGAATACACAGGCGCAGTTAGCGCCTTTTTTATTGTCTAAGGATAAGTATGAACGCAGTAATTAAAGGCGCAAAAGCTGGTGAGAAAAAGGCAAGACAGCCAAAAATTGCGCCAGATTCAGCACAATCCAAAACCTATATTAAAATTCTGTATGGCCTGTCTGAAGGTGAAGTTGAGGGCTTGGCCAATGGATTGCAATCTGTTTATCTGGAAGAAACCCCGCTACAAAATCCGGCTGGTGGCTGGAACTTTCAGGACGTTCAGGCTGACTTTCGTCATGGCAGTAATGATCAGACCTATATCGAAGGCTTCCCGGATATTTCTTCTGAATCTGCGATTGGCGTGGAATTAAAATCTGATGCACCCTGGATCCGATCCGTTTCAAATACCGACCTTGATGCTTTGCGCATTCGTTTTAAATGGGGCCCTTTACGCCAGCAGAATGCTAAAAATGGTGATGTGAACGGTATTACTATTCAGTATGCGATTGATCTGCAAACTGATGGGGGCACTTGGACCGAGGTTTTAAATACTCAGATTTCAGATAAGACTTCAGCAAACTATGAACGCTCACACCGTATTGTTTTGCCAAAAGCCGATACTGGTTGGACAGTCCGTGTGCGTCGCATTACACCAAATTCGACATCAGAATACATCAGCGACAAGATGTATGTTGAAGCAATTACTGAAGTTATTGATCTAAAGCTTAGCTACCCAAATACCGCTTTGCTCGGTCTGCAATATGATGCGGAAACTTTTTCAAATGTCGCAAAAGTAGCAGTTGATTTAAAAGGCATCAAGGTTCAAGTTCCATCAAACTACGATCCGGTTGCGCGTACTTATGCTGGGATGTGGGATGGTACATTTAAACGTGCTTATACCAATAACCCAGCATGGATTTATTATGATATCTGTACCGCAAAACGCTATGCCTTGGGTGATCGATTAACATCCGCAATGCTGGACAAATGGTCTCTATATCGCTTGGCACAATACTGTGACCAGATGGTAATTGATGGCAAAGGAGGGCAGGAACCGCGTTTTACCTGTAACGTCTATCTGCAATCCACTGAAGATGCCTATACGATCCTAAGCAAGCTGGCAGGCGTATTCCGTGCAATTAGTTATTGGGATGGTAATTCCATTGTCTGTGATGCCGATATTCCGCAAGATACCTATTTCACTTACACTCGCGCCAACGTCATTGATGGCTTATTTGAATACTCTGGCACACGTGCGCGTGATCGACACACAGTTGCTAAAGTGGCTTGGGATAATCCCAAAAACCGCTACAAGACTGAATACGTCTATGTGCGTGACGAGCCGGCAATTGCAAGACTAGGTGTGCGTATTGCTGAAATTGATGCATGGGGCTGCACATCGGAAGGACAGGCACAACGCGCAGGGCTTTGGGCTTTAAAGTCTGAGCAATTAGAAACCCGGACTGTATCTTTTAAAGTGGGTCTTGATGGCTATATTCCACAGCCAGGCAAAATCATTGAAATCTCAGATGAACTATTTGCTGGTCGTGCCAATGGTGGTCGTATTTCTGCTGTGAGTGCTGATCGCAAAGTTATTACCCTGGATCGTGATGATGTTGTGTGCCGTGCGGGTGATCGACTTGTTGTAAATAGTGAGGATGGTAAGGCTCAAGGTCGAATCGTATCATCTGTAAATGGTCGCAATATTACGGTAACCACTGCATTTGACTCTGTTGCTGCGGAAAATGTCTGGGCGGTTGATGCACAAGATTTGAAGACCATGAAATTTCGCGTCATGAGTATTACTCAGGATGATAAACATCAGTTTTCAATCACTGCGCTGCAGTATGAATCAGCCAAGTATGATGCAATTGATTTTGGTGCTTTCATTGATGAGCGTCCGATTTCTATCATCAATCCAACCATTCAAGCACCTGTTACCAACGTTTTGATTTCATCTGAGACTATGGTTCAGCAAGGCTTATCTGTTGAGACTATGGTAATCACTTGGGATCAGGCGCAAGGTGCAACAAAGTATCTCGTTGAATGGCGCAAAGATGATGGCTCATGGATTAAATTACCAATCACCGGAAGTAACTCTGTTGAAGTGACTGGCATATATGCGGGTAACTACGAAGCGCGTGTGACAGCAATTAGTGCTTTTGATGTATCGTCACTGCCAACATATTCAAATCTGACAGAGTTGTCTGGCAAACAAGGGCTGCCGCCATCTCTAGCTTTTCTGCATGCAGATGGCTTGTTGTTTGGAATGAAGCTGACTTGGGGTTTTCCTGCAACTGGTGCGCTTGATACTGCTTACACTGAAATTCAGGTTTCGCCTGATGGTGTAGCTAATATTGCGCAGCTCGGTTTATTTGCTTATCCAACCACAACGCATTCAATTCAAGGCATGCAACCAAACTTAACCCGGAAATATCGGGGGCGTTTGATTGATAGGATCGGGAATATTGGTCCATGGTCAGAATGGGTGAGTGGAACAACTTCAGCTGATGCTTCGGCTATTTTGGATATCTTGTCTGGCAAGATTACTGAAACGCAACTGGCGCAAGACTTAGCAACCAAAATTTCAGATATTGACCAGTATGACCAGCGCATTAGCAATGCCGAACAGGCTGTAGTTGAAGTTGAAAATCAGGTCAGCGGCATCCTTGAGAGTCAGGAAAATATCATTGATGAACAGGGTGTTTTATCTGACAAAATTAACGGTGTTTACGCCCGCGTAAATCCATTGACTGCTGATGGTGACTGGACTGCCGATAGCACAACAACAGAAGCTACTGCTTGGGATTTATATTCTGCTCAGATTCTTGGCGATCAGGCTATTGCTGAACGTGTCACTCAAGTCCAAACCACGGTAAATGGCAATACCGCCATTGTTGAGGAGGTCGCGCAGTCGGTAAACGGTCTATATGCACAGAAGTACACAAAGATCGATGTTAATGGGAAGGTAATTGGCTGGGGTGGTGCTAACGATGGTGTAGAGGGTCAGTATGTTTTTAATGTTGACTCACTCGCTATTGGTAGTGGAGATAGTGCGGGGTATTACCCATTCATTTTCCGCAATACGCCATTCACTGATCCAGTGACAGGCACAGTATTTCCAGTAAGCGCTTATTTGAAGTCAGCAATGTTTGACTATCAATCCGTTAAGACCGCTCATATTGAGGACTTAGCTGTTAAAAATGCGCAGATCGATAACGGGGCTATCACCACTGCGAAGATTGGCAACGCTCAAGTGGATACTCTGCAAATAAAAGGTGAGGCAGTTACTGTTGCGTCAGCTTTCAGTAACGAATCCACTTATACAGCATGGTACACCGATGTGCGTCCAGGATTTACCTTTCAAGAAAATTTAACCTATTGGGAGGGGTTATTCGGCAACATCATGACTGTGACGATTAATCGTAGTGGAGGCAAAGTGCGTTTCGATGCCACTTTGACGTACGAGGATGCCGGGCAGCTAAGCTTCTTTAAAGAGAATGGATCAGCATTGAACTCTGCTGAAGGTCAGGCTGCAAGAGCAGTATTATCAATATACAGGGGTAGCACTCTTGTTGGGCGCACAGAAAGCCCACCTACAGGCAATGTAGGTAGTGGTGTCCCGCTCTTTCAAGGAACTTACAACATGGTGGGGGTGATTGATGATACTAATGCGACTGGAAATCAAACATACACCCTTAAGTTTGGATTTACTCACAGGCTTTCAATAGGGGCGCGGATTGTCTTTGGTAGTACGAATAGCTACTTCAAGGTACGTTCACCTAGGTTGATTGTCACGGAGATGAAGCGATGACAGCCATTGTGGATAAAAACGGAAAATTACTTTTTAGCATCAGTGGTAATACAGAAACAATTAAGCTAAATACCCCAAAAGGTTGCATTGCAGTGGATGATCCGCCAGATACCAGCATGCGCTACATTGGTGGCGTGTGGCAGCCCTTGCCTCCACAACCTAGTCAGCATCATCTATTCGACTACCACCTAGGTGTGTGGGTTAATGCTGCTGATTTGCCGACTATTCGCAACGCAAAATGGGAGGCTATTAAACAACAACGCGACAGCCTTGAATTTGGTGGATTTCAATATGCAGGGCGCGTATATGATTCAGATCAAGTGTCACAAGGCCGCATTATGGGTGCAGCGATTGCAGGTGTAGATCAAGTCTGGACTCTGGCTAACAACACGACAGTAGAGCTGAATGGAGCTGAATTAAAGGAATTGTATGCCGCTTTGCAGCAGCACATTGCATCTGCTCACGAAAGAGGGCGTATTGCAAGACAGTTAATCTTTGATGCTGAAACAATAGAACAGGTTGAAGCAGTCCAGTTATAGCACCTTCGGGTGCTTTTTTATTACCAAAATTTAGGGGGTCTTATGACCGACAACGAGTCATACGGGGTTAGGGTGGAGAAGAAGATTGACTCTATGCAATCCGACATCCGAACGCTATCCGACCACGTAACCAGATTGACCTTCATTAATGAAGCGCACCAAAACGTGAGTGCTGAAAACCGCAAAGACATTGATTCGATTCTTACCCGAGTAGGAAGCTTGGAAAACAAATCAGCTCAGCTTGATGGCGGTCTGAATGTTATTCGTATTGCTTTAACGCTTCTCGCAGGGGTTTTTATCGGCGTGTGTACTTGGGTCGGATCTTCAATCATCCAGAACGCACAAGAAAATTCACTACTTAAAGAGAAAACTGCTCGTCTTGAATCTGATGTATCAGTTATTAGGAATTATCAAAAATGAACTTCTTACAAGAAAACGCGCTGAAATATACCAGCGTCAAATGGCCCCTAATAGGGGCTTTTTTATTGGGTGTAATTCCTGTCTTACTGCAGGAAGGAGTTAATACACAGCTCATTCCGGCTGAATATCATTCACTGATTTTAACTATTGTTTTGCCTGCGCTGGCTTACTTCGGTAAAAAGAAATATCAACCTGAACTACATCCCGAGCCAACCATCCTGGGCTTTGCAAAGCTACCAGTGGATTCAATCACTTTTGATGAAGCATTCCGGCGTTTGATTGGGCATGAAGGTGGCTACACTACAGACCGACGTGATGCAGGCAACTGGACTGGCGGCAAAGTAGGGGTGGGTGAGCTAAAGGGGACCAAATACGGTATTGCTGCAAATACCTACCCAAATCTAGACATTAAAAACCTATCACTAGCCCAAGCTAAAGAGATCTACAAAAAGGACTGGTGGGATAAATTGGGCGGCAATGGTCTGCATTCAGCTATCACATTCCAACTTTGGGATTTTGCGATTAATGCTGGTAAGAAGCGTGCGATTCAAGAACTACAGCAAGCGGTTGGTGTGACTGCAGACGGCATCATTGGCCCTAAAACCATGGAGGCTGTGAATGCTCATGATCTAAATGACGTGATTCTAACTTTAACTGCTGAGCGACTAAGGTTTTACACATCCTTAAAAACATGGCCTACCTATGGCAAAGGCTGGACTAATCGTGTTGCGGATAACCTTAAATATGCAGCTCAAGATAATTAGTTTAATGCTGTGCATCCTACTGTCAGGCTGCACAGCTCATTCGGTAAGCACAAAAGTTCATATCACTGTTTGTGTTCAGTGTGTAAACTAAAAAGCCCTCTAAGTGAGGGCTAACTCCTCACCCCACTCAAAACCACATAATTACTCTGCAAATTTAAAGCCCACCCGGGTTCCTTCCTAAAAACCCTACCGCGCTTCACTGTAGACTCGATATAAAAATACAACCAATCTCTCATTTTTATTATTCCTTAATAGTCTTTATTTACACCAATTTTACGCCTTAAAAGTTATATACTGATTTATACTGTTGATTTCCCAGTATTTTTAAAATTAATTAATCCAGTCCTGTATCACATTGATGTAAATGCTAAATAATTTTTAATTATCAATATCTTAGGTATTTTATTATAAATTACAGTACTTTAATTCAATAACCCGCTTGCCGATTAATAACGATTAATGCAGATTAACAGGTATTAAAGCTTATCGAATTACGCCATAATTTACGCCATCTGAAAAATACATTAAATGGCGTAAAAATGGGAACAATTACACAGCGCAAAAGCGTCAGCGGTGCTATCCGTTATCGTGCTGAAATACGCATTAAACGTGCTGGTCTACCAGAATACAAGGAAAGTAAAACTTTTGGGACCATGCGCACTGCATCAAACTGGCTCAACAAGCGCGAGCAGGAGATAGCAGACAATCCTGATATTTTGCTCGGTATCAATAATAAGTCAATGACGATTGCTGCTGCTGTTGCAAAATATAAAGAAGAAGTAGGTGATGAATTTGGTCGTACAAAAAACAGGTCGCTTGATCTAATTGCAAAACTACCTATTGCCAAGGTTTATCTAGAGCAAATCAATGCTACCCATGTTTCTGAACACGTAGCTCTACGAAAGAAAGGCTATAGCAAACTAGGTCTTGATCCTGTCTTGCCATCAACGATCTTAAATGAGCTTCAAAACATTAAATCCATCTTGACCCATGCATCCGTGATGTGGCGTATCAATGTTAATTTGAATGAATTTAACAATGCCTGTTTGCAACTCAGAAAGACACGGCAGATCAAGAAGTCAGACAAGCGAGATCGGCTGCTATCAAATGCTGAATTAAAAAACCTGTTGCTGCACTATCTTGATAAATGGGATCGTGGACGCACTGCATACCCGATGCACTTAATAGTTCTATTTGCTATTTTTTCATGCAGGCGACAAGCAGAGATAACCCGAATTCGATTAAGCGATTATGATAAAGAACATCAGTCCTGGATGGTTCGGGATTTAAAAAACCCTAATGGCTCAAAAGGAAACCATAAGCATTTTAACGTGCTTCCAGACTGCCAAAAAATCACTGAACTTTTAATGCGAGATGACACAAGAGCAAGAATGCTAAAGATGGGTGGTGATAGTGATTTACTTGTACCACTATCTGCCATTTCCATAGCATCTGAATTTAATCAGTCCTGCCATATTTTAGGTATGAGTGACTTTAGGTTTCACGATTTAAGGCATGAGGGAGCGACGCGACTTGCTGAAAGCAGCTTAACTATTCCACAAATACAGCAAGTCACATTGCATGACACATGGAGCAGCCTTGAGCGATATGTGTCAGTAAAAAAGAGGGTGAATATTTTGCAATTGGACGACCTGCTACAGATCATTGGTGAAATGTAGCAAAGTCTTTTGATGCGCTTTGATGCTCCTTATCTAGTGCATCTGCCAAATCCCGCAAGTTCACGAAATATGGCGCTGTCCGGCTTTTCTGATCCAGCTTGAACACTGGAAAGGGGAACTTGTTTTCAGTCGCCATCTGATGCACGGTTGCTTTTTTTAGGGATGGGTAGTATTCATCCGCAATATCGAGCAACTTCACCACAACAGAGCGATGCTTTAAAAACAAGTAGTCATAAGTTGAAAACTGCAATGCTCCCATCATTTCACCTCCAATCTTTTACCTGCTTTTATTTCTGCATCAGTGGCGTGTCTCATGGCAACCAATTTAATCCAATGACTACCTATATCATCATCTTTGATTTGATAGATTTTTCCATAATCAACATGGTTACTATCCTCTATAACCACATAATCACCAGCTATCACTAGGTCGTGCGCGCGACGATATTCAAGAAGTTCTTCAGCGAGATTATGTTTAAAAAATCTAGCTCCAGTTGCTTTAATGGTATACAGCTCGCCATCTTCATACATAGGGTCGTCATACTCAGCTTTGGCGCATTCATACCCGCCCAACTGCTCAATTAGATTCACTGGACACCTCCATACAACTTTCCACATCTGCGATGGCTTGCTTTAACTCATCATAAGAATCCATTCTAAGCATCGGCAAATATTCTTTAGCTTCATCTGCTGTGCCGTAACGCCCTACCAACTCATGACTTTCAACCAGTTGCTTCAGCTGCTCGGTATGAAATGAAAGCCCATCCTCCAAACTGCAAAAACCAAATCCCATCTCAACCAGTTCTTTTGATCTTTGAAGTCCATTCTTCTGAAAGTATTTCATTGCATCATTCATGACACCTCTCCCAAACTCTTCACCACACCATACTGATCAAATTTCGCGATATATGACGACAGCATGTGGTAATACAGATCCGCATCATTACCAATCTCAAGAATCACACCAGTACCATTGTTCACGCGCTGTCTTAAGGTTGCTTCCAGTTTTCGCACAAAATCACTGTGCAAGTGATGTGACTCACTCGCAATGATGTATAAAGATCCGGTCTGACCTGCATTCAAAACCAAATTAAAAGGCTTGTCCTTGTGCAGCTCATCAATGATGTGGTTGGCCACAGCAATGTTTGTTTGTTGAATTTCAGTCATTGGCTGGCTCCTGTGCTTCGATCATGGCTTTTATTTCTTCATCTGTGGCATGCTTTACATTATTTTTAAGGTATCTCCCGAATGCTTTGCCTTGATAAGTTACCGTAACCATGCATTCTGTAATCCGAACCACCTGTAATAGCCCAGTGAAAGATTTTGCTGTAACAAAATCACCAACATTAAAGATCATGACTGAGACCCACCTAATACCATCAGTTTGAGTGCAATGTCTTGCCACATTTCACGGACTTCGTTGGTTTTGCTTTCAGTATGTGTTGCTAAATCAACTGCATTTATAGCAATGGTTAGTTCGAGTAGGTCTTTCTGACTAATAAGTGCAAATCCTTCCGGCACCGCTTGGGCTTTGGCTGCTAACCAACAATCCCACATAAATTTAACTTCGTCGTACACATAGTTTTCGCCATCGTCTTCAAATGCTTCATTAGTTATAAAAAACTTTGACGCATGTTTTTCAAACGCTTCTCTTTCTTTTTGAATATCCATCACGCCACCTCATCATCTAAAAAGGTAGTTTCATCCCACCAATTAGGGTTTTCTTCCAAGTATTTAGAATGTTCATCAGCAGAAAGATCCCATTCCTCAAGAGTGACCGCTTCAGCAATGCATTCACCAACTATTTCAAATGCTTCAATAGCCTCTTTACGCAAGCGCTGAACAACTTGCTCACCCAATTCTTTTGATGGAACAGGGTATAAAATTTCTTCTGAATCAGGTTCTTCAGGAATATTGACTGCCCATAATTTGTTATCTTCCATCCCACCACCTTCTTTAATTTTCATGCTGCTCTCACTCCCTTGCTACGTTCAGCCATAAGCTTTGCGTAATACTCCTGACAGTGCGGAATCTTGTCTTTGATCTTCTGGATGATTGACTCATCACGTTCAATGGTCACAGTGGTCAGGCGTTCACGAATGTCAATTTTTTCAACCGAATCAATTAAATATTCAAGATCATCACAACCACTAAGAAGTTCAGATGGGGTGGGTAGTAACCAGAAATCCACATTCGCCACATCACAGTCGTAAAGCCACATATAGCCCTGCATTTGAATGTCATAGCCTGCATCTTTGACCTTCTCTAAAGCCTCATCTGCAAACCATGGATGTGTATCAATATCCTGCGAACACTTGGTGTCCAGAATCATTCGATTACTTTTATCCAAGACATCACACTCACCAGTGATCAAATGGTTGTTCACTCGACCAACATGCTTTTCAAACTTGCGAAAGCGCATCTTTCCTGATAGCTCAATCGCCATTCCCTCAAGAAGATTTCCCTTCCTGGTAGCAACATTCCCCTTGAATTTTCGGGTATCAGTTAAATCTTCTTTTGCGATTTTTCGAATTTCACTAATCGCTGTACCTGAAAGCGACATAGTTTTAAGCTTTTGAATCAAAAACTCTTCATCATCAGTACGTTTTTTCTTGCGAACCAGCGCATTGATTTCATCATTTCTTAGCTCACTGGCGATGCTTTGAGCATCACCAATAAGTTTATGAAGGGAAGAACAGCGGAATAGTTTCATGATTCCACCTCATCGGCCTGATGCTGTGCAAAGTGGTTTAATTGAGCATCAGTTAAATCCCACCCCTTAATTAGATCCGCAATTGTTAAGTCGCCTTTTTCAATGGACTTAAGAGCGCGCTGAAATTGATTGTCATTAAGCGGCATTTTTTGCTCATGAGCATTCACTGTAAAGCCATTATTATCGCTACCAGTCGCAATATTCAGGATTGAGCAAAGAGTGTAGCGCTTCCCATAAGTTACCGTAGACCCCACTGACTGCACTGCATTTTTAGCGCCAGATACATCTAGCGGCAAGATCAACTCATTCTCAATCGAGTGACCATCCCGGTGGCGCAAAACACAGTAAATCTTAATGTGGGCCGGACTATCTTGCTCATGTCGAAAACTAACTGAAAAGCCATGCTTGGATAAAATAGGGCGGACCACCTCAACAATCTCATCCAGGGAAGCGTATTTGATGGAAAACTTACCACCAGTCTTTGTTTGAACTTCTGCCTCTGACGACTTCGCAATAACTGGAATCTCATTAACCATCACACTGAAAGACTGGTTGAAAGAGATTTCAGCCTGCTTAGCCATGACACGCTCTTGCATATCAAGCATTTTTTCAATGATCGCCATGTCTGGACTGGGACTAGACAACACCTTCTCAACCAGCGAGAAGAGTTGACCTTCTTGGCCTTGTACAGCAACCTGATTTTCTGTTTTTACTGGTGCATTCATCTCAAACCACCTCTTCAAATAATTGTTCCGCGTACTCATTCACAAGACGCTGCAATTCTTTAATCTGCTCATCATTAAGCGTAAATACTTGACCTTCCTCAGCTTCAAAGTTCCAAACATCCAATAAAGTCACAGGTGTATCTTTCACCACCAGCCAAGAATCAATATCTACTGGCTCGGCATATCGCATATCACCATTCGAGCTACGCATTTGCGTCATCGTGTGAGGCAATACAGCCATTGAACAATCAGCCGTTGCCCACAGGTTTTCACCAATCTGGCGATACAAACCAAACGTCAGCACGTTATCTTCAATCGAAATATCCAGATCAACCTTGAAGCTTGGCAGGTCTGAGAAGTACAAATCACGGGTGAAATCTTCATTTACCTTGCAGTCAGTTACCTTGGTGCTATGACCATCACGGCACAGGAATAAAGATTGGTTTCCGATGTGGCTGATAGGACGCATTGCCGCACCACATCCACAGAATTGAGCGTAAGTGTTCATGCTGGCACCTCATTCATTTCTTTTTTGCAGTCAGCAACAGCCTCCTTAAGAAGCGTGAGAGCGCAGTTTTCAGGGAGTGAAACGCACATTTTTAGAAGTGACATAGCATTTTTTGCTTTAGCAGTTCTGCTGTGCATCATGTGTTTCGCAACTGCTTGATCAATGCCAGCATATTGCTCGATTTGAAATTGATTCACTTCACACCCCCAGCAATCGCAGCATTAATCTTTTCAATCTCATAACGATCAACGTACGCATTAACCGCTTCCTCGTGACGTACGACATTGAGAATGTCTAGGAACTCTACCGAGCCATCATCCAAGGCATATTCAACATAGATGCTGTAATCATCAGCTTTGACAGTAGCAACACATATCTGATTGCAATTCACGCTTTGAACTTCGTATTGCTTTGCAGCGATGTTGATTTGTGGCTCTGCTAATTCATCAGCAGTTTTGGCAGGCTGGAAAGCGTAAGCTACTGCTATCCCCGCGCTGATTGATGCTGCAATGAATGCAGACTTGAGAATATTGGATTTAGTTGTCATACTTATCTCACTCACAGGTTGGTTGTGGGTCATGCCTCAAGTAGTTCCAGCTACGTTGGGGCTTTTCTTTGTTTCGATGAAATTATTAAACCAAAGGTATAAATAGAAAGCAAGAGAAATTTAAACCATAGGTGAAAAATAGTTAAAAATAGGTTTAAATATATTGTGACAGGTAAAAGAAAACCCGCTCGAAAGCGGGTCATTTCTAAGGCTTGCTAGGGATGAATAGGTTTAATACTTAAACTCTCTATGGTGTTGAACTACCACACCAATTATAGATATTTCAATTTGCATAGAATTATAAGTAGGGAAATCTGGATTTAATGGCACCAGTTCAATGATATCAACACCATGCTCATTAATTCCAATCACACGGTATTTTTTAAAAGTGGTTAGGGCTACGCCTTGCTGTATTTCTTGAGCTACTACCAAAGAACCTGGTACTGGTGCTTTTGCTGCATCAACCACAATCGCATCACCCGGCATAAACTCTGGCGCCATACTCATTCCATCAATTGTTAATGAAAATACAGCTTTAGGGTCTAAACCTTCATAATTTGTATAGGTTTCACCTTTAGGGTGAACACCATCATATACAACCTCTCTCCACATGCCTGCCTGAACAAAATCTAGCACCGGAATCTTCCTTAACGTCTTCCCTGTAGGTTTTACATTTCCATACCCCTTACTTACTGCACCCGCATTCCCATTAGATTCTAAGGGGGTGGTAAGAGGGGTATCTCCCGATATAAGCCAACCAACATCAACTTCAAGCACCTCCGCTAATTTTTCCAGAGTCTCTTTACTAATCTGGCCTTTTTTCCATTTAGCAGGTGCTTGCGGACTAAGCCCAATCATTGTTGAAGCTTTCGACCATGAAAGTTTTTTAGCAAGTAATGCCTTCTGTAAGCGATCAGCAATAGTTTCCATATCTACACACTTTAACCTTTGGTTAAATTATCAAGTAAAAAACGGCCGAAAGGAATCAACCATAGGTTGCATTATTATGTAACTGGTGGTTTAATAAACTTAGTTTATCTGGTTTAACTAAGGTTTAAATTATGAACCCCATGCAAAAAGCGATTAATGCTGTAGGTGGGCGAACAAAAGCCGCAAACCTATTAGGAATCTCCTATGTAGCAGTTCGCAAAATGGAAGAGAAGGGATCGCTTCCTCGAACAGATTACACAGGAGAAACAAGCTACGCACAAACACTAGCTAGTAACAGTAACGGTCTTATCACTACCGATTGGCTTATGGATAAGGCTAACCCCAAACATCATACCGTTGCTGCTTAAACCAATTATCAACAACTTAGCAGTTTAAATAAACGTGAAAGTAAACAAGGTGTTCACATGGATATATCCAAGGAAAGCAAGACCGCACTACATAAGATGATTCACCAATCAAATGGGATTACGCCTAAAGAGATTGCTGATGTAGTAGGCGTGTCTCACAACACGATTTTGAATTATGCAAATCCAAACATGGAAAACCATTTGCCGAGTCTAAAAGCATTTGAAGCAATGCTGACTTATACGCAAAACCCAGCTTCGCTAAAGGTATGGGCGCACAAACTAGGTTTTGCATTAGTGCCAGTAGAGCAAGCGGAAGGAAAAGATCATCAACTAGGTGTTCTTGAATCATTGCTTGGCATGAATGTTGGCAATGGCGCAGCGAATAAACAGGTTTTATCTGCTCTGGAAGATGGTGTGGTGACACCTGCTGAAATGGATGAGACAGATCGCATCCTGGAAGAAATCGAACACAAAATCCAATCTTTGCGTAAAGCCATGAAAGGCGAGTGTGCAAAGTATTTATCAGCTCTACAACGAGAAAAAGCCTGATTTCGTGGATCAGGCTTTTCCGGTTGTTCACAAACCCGAGAAGGAAATGAACATGAATATGTTAACACAAGGAAATTTTAACATAAACGAAGTAACAATGTCATCACCTGAGATTGTTGATTTTATTAACATTCATCGCAAAGAAGTTGCTACTGCCGAAAAACCATATAAAGAACTTCGTCATGACGACTTTATGCGGAAAGTACCAAGTGTTTTGGGTGAGGGGCACGCTCCGAAATTTATCGGAACGCAAAACTACGGCAACAATAATACACGCCATATCTACAACTTCCCAAAACGCGAAGCTTGTCTTATGGCCATGTCGTACAGCTACGAATTACAGGCTCAAGTTTTTGACCGCATGACTGCGATGGAAGAGGCACTTAAGGCTAAAAATAGCTTTGACATCACTAATCCAGCACACCTGCTTCAGGCAATCGAAGTACAAGCTAAACTTAATATTGAGCTTACTCAAAAAGTAGCAGTACTAGAGCCGAAAGCCAAAGGCCTAGACCGCATTGCTGACTGCACCAATGTGCTTGGTATTCGTGAATCCGCAAAAGTTCTCAAGGTTGGTCAAAACCAGTTGGTTCAATACCTAATTGACCACAAGGTGATATACCGCGACCAGCACGGAAAAATTCAGGCTTATCAAAAATCTGTTGATCAAAAGCTTGTTCATGTTGTGACCTCTGCACCTCGCTTATTTGAGTCGGGTGAAAAGGTATTTACACAGGTAAAACTTACTCAAAAATTGATTACTCGCATTGCGAAGTGGTTAGAGCAAGGAGTAGCCGCATGACAGCCCTAAAAAAACATGAGGACAATATTGTCCAATTCTCCAAAGGTAAAAAAATGGCTGACAAGTTTGAAAAAGGCTATGTCATGTCTAGTCGGCTATATCGCCAAGAGGTGCGACCTTTCTTAAGCCCGGCAGCAAAGGATATTTATGCAGAGCTAGAGGATCACATTAACGGCTTTAAAGACAAGGTGACTGACCATGTTAGCTACTCCCAACTTCAAGGCGGCAAACTCCCAGGCTCAAAGAAATTAAGCACAGCAACAGTTAGGAAGGGCATCAAAGAACTGCTTGATCTGGGTGTCATTACGCTTGTAAGTGAGAACAGCCGCAAAGGGAATGAGTATCGAATTAACGAGGTTTCACTGGCTGACCACTTTAGTAACGAAAGTACCACTTCAAAAAGTAAAGCGCTTCAAAAAGTAAAGCGTCAGCACTTTAGTAATGAAAGTGGTAGCACTTTAGAAACTAAAGACACAATAGAAGTAATTTATAGAACTATATCTATAGAACTATTAATTAAGTCGCTTCGCTCTAAAAAACCTTTGGAAGCTAACTTTTATAACTTCCCTTTCTTTGTAAAACAGGAAAAGGCAAAAGCCGAAGCTGAACGCAAAGACAAGGCTCGTAAATTATCTTATGACGAAGTGATCAAACTGACTTCAGAAAGATTTTCACTTCTCTGTGATTTCTCTCTTTGGGAGCAATACGTTTCTAGTCGCTCTCAAACAGCAAAAACCAAACTGACCAAAAATGCCCTAAATGCGATTTACAAAGATTTCCAGAAATGGGGATTTGATGGCAGCAACGAGTCTTTGAAAACTTCAATCACTGGCAACTATCAAGGTTTGTTTGCACCAAAGCAGCAATTCACACCTGGACAACAAAACCCAAAACTATCTCGCTGGGATGAAATTCAACAGTTGATCGCAAAAGAGGAGCAGGGCAATGACAGCCATGGTTACTAATCAACAAACTGCGATTCAGCCAATCAAGACAGGTCAACTGGTTGGAATCTTCAAAGCAATTGCACCACGCTCTTTTGAAAAAACATTTGAAGGTATGCCGATTGAGGCAATCAGCCATGCAATGAAAATCTGCATTGAAGACCTTTCGCGTGAACAGATTGATCTTGGCCTTCGCATGGTTCGTGATAACGGCTTTTGTCCAGATCCGGCAATGTTCCGCAAATGGTGTCTTGGTATTACAGGTTTTGGTACTGAGCAGCAACGTGTTGTTGATTCATTCAAAGGGAAACATGCAGCACTGGGCAATATCGTGAAATGGCTTGCTGATAACAACCACCCGATCACGAATGCCGAAAAAGAAGCGTATGACCGCTGTTACGAAATGTTTGCTGAGATCCAGTGGGCAAAGAACGTCGATAGAGCCTCTTATTTAGCGTATGAGGCATTTAAAGACAACTATGTGGACGTAGTTAAGGAATATGCCGAACAAGGGCAACAGCAAGCAGTCTGGGTTAAACCAGTCGCTATTGAGAGAAAGATTGTCGCTGATCTTGGTGAGTGGGGTAATGGGTCTTCACCTAAAGACACTCAACCGCTTCAAGGTGATGAGCTTAAGAAGTACCTGGAAGAAGCCAAGCAGAAAATTAAAGGTCTTAAGGAAAGCGCAGGGGGTGGGGTGTGAAGATTTCAATATTTATCTTTGATGGCTATGACATCCGCATTGCTCTTAATGATCAGGGTGAGCCTTTATTCTGCCTGGCTGATATTTGTGGTGTTCTAGAGATAAGAAATGCCAATCCGAGCCGATTCAATCTAATAACTGATGGTGTGTACATACTTCCATCAATAACGAATGGTGGTATGCAGGATCTCAATTTTATTACTGAGGAGAATTTGCATCGAATATTACTTAGATCAAGAAAACCAAAATCAAGAAGTTTTCAAGATTGGGCAGCAAAAGAGGCGTTGCCTGCTATTCGAAAAATAGGGGGTGCGGCCTAATGGGTAATAAAAACCATGCGGTTATTTTTGAGCGCTACATCCTGATTATTAAATGTGTTCAGGAAACACCTGTATGCACAATGGCTTCGATTCATGATGAGTTGCCAGAGTTAACCAGAAGAACGATTCAGCGAAACATAAACATATTAAAACATGCGGGATTTGTTCGATCTAAGTCCGGGACTTCATGTCATCCAGATCGAATCTTTCTAACCGAAAAGGCCAAACAGCTATTTGGAGTGCAGGGATGATGGATACCAAGGAGCAAATCAGAACAGCACTGATTGAAATTGCTGAAGCATTGGGTAGACCGCATTACGAGCCGCTGACTGTAAGAGAAGTTTTGGCGAGCTTCGATAATGGTGCATATCACCCATTGAAAGAAGCGGTTTTGAGAAAAGTACCTTGCTTGGGGTTTAAGGGGTCAATCAAGACTGTTGAACCAAAAGTAAGAATTAAAAAGCCAGCTCGGAAGGCATCACCAGTTGAGGTGAAGAAAGAAATTTTAAAGCTGGCACAACATGGAACGATGACAAAATTTAAAAGTGGCTGCCAATGTGAGGAGTGCATGGTATGGGCATGAATTTAATCGAAGAGCTAGGTTTGGAGAAGTGTAAGCAGATTGTGGATGGGGCGCCTGAGCATTCATACGCAGTAGTTCCTTGCGCAGATGGTGAAATGTATTTCGCTCAAAGGGAGGATGGTAAGTGGTTTCGATACAGTGACGGCTATCAAAAGTGGCTTGAATATTGGGGTAAGTGCGATCCGATGGATGTGGCAATCAAACTGACCGACATTAAATCTGAAATCGACCATCACTATTACGGTCGCAGCGAAGCGGAAGAATTGGCTGCTTATGCGGAGCTGAGCCAGGAAAAAATTGAAGGCGGTGCAATGCTGGTCGGGGATCTCAGTAAGGTTCGAGAGCGAATTCAATCTGTGTTTGAAGATGATGGGGCCGACTACGTGACCGACATCCGTAATCACATCAGCCCAACTACAGTGGTGATTGAGAGATGACAAACTTTAGGAAGTGGTTCAAAGGGGAATATCCGGGTGGGCATACAAGTGGTTATTACTTTGCTCACAAAGCTTGGCAGTACAGACAGCAGGAAATAGATCAGTTAAAAGCCCAGCTGAATAACATGGAGGCTTGTTATATCCAGGTGAAAAAGGAAAGGGATGAACTTGAGGCAGCTAAGCGCGATTACGTTTGTGATTGTGGGTATTTAGATTCACCGGATTACGAGGAATGTGATTGTAGGAAGCATTCAGAAGATTTGGCGAATGAGGTAATTGCTGAAATCGTTAAAAAGGCAAATTTCGCAGGTTTAGAAGAATTGCTCGATGAGTTGAAATGTCGGGCAATAAAGTATGGTGTTTTATTGAATAAGCAAGCCCTGCGAGGTGCCAATGACTAATCTCCGTATCACCGCAGCACAGGCACGAAAAGCCGGTATTGGCCCTCGATTTGGTGTAACAACCAAGTCGGGGAAGAAGAATAAGGTGGGTGTATAAATGGTCGCAAAACTTACAGAAAATCCAGAAGCTAAAAAGAAAGCTGATGATTATTGGAAAACCTATCTGGAGCTAAAGAGTGTTCATAAAACTGCGGATGCACATGGAACATCGCATAGTGCTGTTCATAGGCATCTAAAGGCATTTGGCTATAGGCTGAAAGGCGAAAAATTTACCAAGCAAGATGATCAAAAGATTATTGCTTACTATATGAATACGCCTGCATCAAGCTTTGATCTTGATTATTTAACAAAGGAATTAGGAAGAGGGCAAAAAACCAATGTTAGTAGAAGAGCAAGGGAGCTTGGACTAACAGATAAGTCGAGAATTGCGTCTACTAGGCAGAAAGCCAGAAATTCAACATCGGCTAAAGAGGCTATTAAGCAGCATGGGCACCCAAAAGGTTTTTTGGGCAAGAAGCACACCCAAGAGGTGCGAGAGCTAATCTCTGAAAATACATCCCAAGGTCTTTCCAAGTTAACGGAAGATGATTGGGCGGCCAAAAACTTGAAGCAAGCGCAAACCAAAGAGAAGAACGGCACATTGTATCCAGCAAGACGCAAGGCATCATGGAAGCAGCAATGGGCTGAGGTTGGTGGGGTTCGAAATTTCTATAGAAGCCAGTGGGAATTAAATTATGCCCATTACTTAGAGTGGTTAAAGCAAAAAGGTCAGATCTTAAAGTGGGAGCATGAGCCTGAGACCTTTTGGTTTGAAGGAGTGAAAAGAGGCACCTGCTCATACTTGCCAGATTTTCGAGTTACAGAGAGTGATGGGTCTATTGTGTACCACGAGGTAAAGGGGTGGATGGATGATAGAAGTAAAACCAAAATCAAAAGGATGGCCATTTATCACCCGGAGGTGAAATTGATAGTTATTGATGCGAAAGCATACAAATCTCTAGCTAGAAAGGCTGCCTATTTAGTGGATGGCTGGGTATGACTGACTTAAAGCGATTGCCATCAGAAAAAGGCGGGAAGCTGATTATTCAAGTTGAAAAGTTAAGGGTTTGAGGGTGGATGGGATGGCTTTAGTAAAAATTTGGGATAAAGAAATTAAAGGGAAAGTGTGGGCTGTTGGGGATATTCATGGCTGCTACAACCTGCTTATGACTCGACTTAAGGAAATTGGCTTCGACTTTGAAAATGATTTGTTGGTTGCGGTTGGTGATCTGGTGGATCGTGGCACCCAGAATGAAGAATGTGTAAGCCTGATTGATGAACCATGGTTTACATCCGTAAAGGGTAATCATGAAGATTTGGTCATCATGGGTGATGTTAATCGTTCCTATTTTAATTGCCATATTCAAAATGGCGGTGAGTGGTTTTATGACCTGGATTACAAGGTTCAGCGCGAAATCATTAAAAAATTAAAAACACTGCCGATTGCATTAGAGATTAGCCACAAGGGTAAAAAGTTCGGTTTTGTTCATGGGCATATTGAGCAGAATGACTGGGATGAGTTTAAGGATGAGCTTAATAATTTTGATAAAGCTCAACACATTATTGATCACAAGCGCTTCCCAACAGAATTAGCCATGTGGGGTCGTGAGCGCCTGAATGACGAGAATCCGCAATATACCCATGTATCAGGGATTGATGCGGTAATCATGGGACATACGGTTACCCAGAAGCTATGCAAGCGCGATAACTGCTACTGGATTGATACCGGTGCAGTGCATTGGGGAACAATGACAATTTTAGATTTAAGCAAGATTTAAGAGGGAATAGGGATGAACCAGGCGCTTGCATTAATAATTTTTATTCTAGTTGTTACTGTGATTTTGCTTGCTAGAAGGCTTGCAGAATACTCAACTAATCCGCCATGCCAGCATGAATGGCGCACTGAAAAAGTAAGAGATATTTATGACATTAGTCTTGGCTACAGGGCTTTTGATCGTACAGAGATTCAATGCCAGTGCAAAAAATGCGGTGCTTGGAAAAAATTTAAGGTTTGAGAGGGAATAGGGATGAATGCGATGGTTAAGGCAGAAGTGATGAATTGGGATCGTTTTAGTATTGAAGATTGGCTTAAGCAGTATGGGGCATACATCCAGATTTCACGCATGAAGTCAGGACATGAGCCGGACTCACTTGGGGTCAATCAGATCTACTGGCTGATTCTTGAAAATAACAAAGGGGTGGCACCGCGTAAGGATCAGGTCATTTGCCAGATTAATGATTTTGAGGCTGAGCAGGTGCGGAAATTGATTGTTGATTTTAATAAGTCGAGTTCGGTTTGTGCTTCGGCAAAGGTAGCGGTTGAGATCTTTATTGATAAATGCGTGCGTGGGATGTCGTTGCGTCAGTTGGCACATGAACGAGGCATGGGTAAGACTTCGATTGAAGGGATGGTATATGCTGGAAAATTCTATTTAGCAGGCCATGATAAGCGCTTGAAATTAGATTGATTAAGTATTTGACTGTCCGGACAGGATATGGCATATTTCTGATATAGTGATCGAAGTGTACGTTAAAGCACTAGATTGATTTAAAAGCTCGCCAAATGGTGGGCTTTTTTTATTGCCCCGAGAAATGACCGTGAAAGCAATATCGGGGCACCCAATGGCGGCTTTTTTTAATCGTAGTGGTTTAAATTGAATGCCGCCACTCATTGCGCCATTAGCTCAACTGGTAGAGCATCGGTCTCCAAAATCGGTGGTGTGGGTTCGAGTCCTGCATGGCGTGCCAGATGCTACCCTTACAAATGAGGGAGCTAAAATAATTGCTTGATCATTGCTTGATTAACCGGGTAAAAATCTTGCTTAGTTCGATAAATTTACCGATATTATTTTCGGTAGTAAATGTTCTAAGCTTATGTTTTATAAGTAAAAGTAACTGAAATTTTTTGCGATATGATTGCTTGATTGTCCAGGAGTAAAATCATGCTCCGATTTTTAATGTATTTATTCGGCTTCCATGGTGCGACTGAGATCGATCACACGATTGATGATGAAGAGATCAAAGTATGTCGTGATTGTTTGAAAGAAATAAAGTGACTTAATTCAATTTAATCGTTAAATTCACTTATTAATTAATAATTTATTTTGAAAATAATCTGGACATTATATTAATTCTCTATTAATTTACCACTTGTTCAAAGACTCCACATTTTGAATTTAAAGTTTCGCCCACATCGACCCCAATGGTGTGGGTATTTTTTTGACTAAAATTCGCCGGACGGATTACGGCAATCAAGGC